CTATCAATCAAACAGATGCTACATCATTTGCTGCTCCTACTGCAAACTACGGTGTAGGATGTAGAGCAACTGGCGCCAACAGTCTGACAGGATCCATTTCAAATTTTAGATTGATTACAGGGGCAGGCATGTACACCGGAGCAACAATTCCAGTACCAACAGCACCGTTAGGTGCGGTATCAGGCACTCAACTGTTGTTGACCACACCCAATACAGGTGGTGCATTTTTTGATTATTCCACAAACAATTTTACAGTGACCAAAGTTAGCACTCCAACCAGTGCGTCAAGCAGTCCATTTACAGTGAATACTCCTCAACGGTCGACTAGTGCTGGTGTGCTGCAAGTCAAAAACATATTTGATGAATTCACCGGAGCACCTGTAGTAAATACCAACCTATCACTTTGGTTGGATGCTGCTCAAACAACCAGTTACCCGGGGACAGGTGCTACCTGGACTGATTTGAGTGGTAACGGTAATAATGGCACACTGGTCAACAGCCCAACGTATTCTACAAGCAACGGCGGTTATTTTAGTTTTGGAAGTGGCGGCACACAAAGAACCAGTTTCACCTACCAAACGCCAGTGCAATCAGCAGCCACAGCGTTCACATGGAATATATGGGCATATCCTGTTGCAAACTCTGATAGTTACGTTCTCATGGGCTACAGAGGAACCACACCTTTACAGTTTTACAAATTGACCACTCAAAAATTTGAGATGTATCCTGCTGAAATATTTTATTTGTTTACTCTCAATGTCTGGCAAAATATATGTGTGATTTACGATGGTACACAAAGCGGAACAAATAACATGAAGATGTATTTAAATGGCACACAAGTGGGACTACGAGATGCTGACCAACCAGATCTTTCACCTAGTGCCATGCCATTTTATGTTGGGGGAGACCCTATTGCTGGTGAATATGCTACTGCAAGAATCAGCCAAGTTATGGTATACAATCGTGCGTTGACAGCAGATGAAATTACCACAAATTTCAATGCCTTGCGTAATAGATACGGTATATAACCCACGGTAAATACAAGACTATGGCCAAACTCAACTCCGGAACCCGCATATATGGCAACGTTACAATAGATACGTTTGTAACAGCCACGGGCAACGTAACGGGCGGAAATATCTTGACTGTTGGCGTGATCTCTGCAACTGGCAATATTGCTGGCAACTTTTTCATTGGCAACGGTTCACAGCTGACTGGTATTGCAGGCGGATCGAGTTATGGCAATGCCAACGTAGTGGCCAATTTGGCTGCGTTGGGCAGTAATCCAGTGTCGACTACTGGCAACATCACTGGTGGTAACGTATTAGGTGGTGCCAACGTTAATGCTACCACACATACAGGTACCACAGTATCAGTAACAGGCAATATTACCGGTGGTAACGTATTAGGTGGTGCCAACGTCAATGCTACCACACATACAGGTACCACAGTATCAGTAACAGGCAACATCACTGGTGGCAATGTATTAGGTGGTGCCAACGTCAATGCCACAACACATACAGGTACCACAGTTTCGGTTACCAGCACGGTAACCGGTAGTCAATTCAATGGATCAGGTGCTGGACTAACGTCAATTCCGGCGGCCAATGTATCGGGCACTGTGGCTAATGCAACTTATGCAACCAGTGCAGGTAGTGCAACTACAGCGGGCACAGTAACAACTGCTGCACAACCAAATATCACATCAGTTGGTACATTGACTGGCCTAACAATCAACAATGCTACCACTGCAATCACCAATGGTGCAGCCAACGGTGTCGGTAACATTGGTACAAGTGCTAACAGTTTTAACACTATATTTGCCAAAGCCACATCAGCACAATACGCTGACTTGGCAGAGATGTATGTGGCTGATGCTGACTATCTTCCAGGTACTGTACTTGAATTTGGCGGCAAGCACGAAGTTACTGTCAGTAACAGCGCAGGCAGTGTGTTAATAGCAGGTGTGGTCAGTACCAATCCTGCACACCTGATGAACAGCACAGCACAAGGCGAATACCTGGCAGCAATTGCTCTAGTTGGTCGAGTGCCCACTCTAGTAGTTGGCCCAGTATTCAAAGGCGCAATGATGGTGTCAGCAGGCAATGGCTACGCACAAGCATCAGCCACACCTGCCATGGGCACAGTGATTGGCAAGGCTGTTGAAGACTTTACCGGCGCATCCGGCACAATTGAAATTGCAGTTGGCAGATTATAAACTGGCCAACTCTACTCGTTCCACAGCAGCCAGTTTTTGTTGAACACTGTCAATGTTCAGGGTGCTCCACAATCCAGGATGCATGGGCTTGGGCCATGTGCCCACAGCAATCCAAGCATAGCCAATATGTTCGTCGTTTAGTACAGGTTGAAACTCTTCATCCAGCACACAAACCCAAGTGTGATATTCAAATATACCATCTGCTGAGGTAAATTTTTCTAACGGCATGAGTCGACGATAGTCTGGAAAACTGCCTAATTCTTCCTGGCACTCACGTTCCATACCGCCCAACAGCGTTTCGCCTGCTTCTACCTTGCCGCCAGGCAAGCCCCATGCACCAGGATGTTTGACGTCATTTCTCAAGAGGTATAGATAGCGGCCAGTGTCACGGGCCAGGAACCAAACGCCTACTGCTTTTACAGTACTAGGCTCCAGGTGCCTGCTGGGTATTCGCCCTGATAACTTTTGGTCCATTCTGCTCCAGTCCATTCATATTGTGTACCAGTAGTTATGTTGGTCACATACTGCACCGCAGTTTCTCCTTCACTCACAAATGACACACGCCATCGTGCGCCATCCCACTCAATGATATCATTGGCCTTAGCCACTAACGGCTGTCCGGCTGTGCCTGCCCAGGCTGTGGGGTTGGCCACGTTGTCATAGGTGCCAGTGCTTTCGGTCAACAAGTAACGAATACCTGTAACAGGTGATGGCAATCCGTCTCCGGGACCACTGATTAAGGGATCAATGATGGCGTCAATCGGATTCAGTGTATTTTGAGGTGCCGTGTCTGCATCAGGAGTGAATATGACCAGTCTGTCATCGTCGGGGTTGATCACAATGGTTCCAATAATGGGCGGGCTGTTGCTGTCGGGTGGCGTGTCCACAGGACGATTCAATCTAATTTGACTGATACCCGGACGCAACACGCCATACGCTGAAATCACAGCGGGCCACAACAGTGGTGAATCTGCCACAATAGCAGTGGGATCTAAATCAACATAAGCGCCATTGGGCACCACAGTTCTAGCCGGCAACACTTGAATTTGATTGTTGATCACAACCAGTTTGTAACCCCACGGTGTAAACATGGGACGAGTTCCCAGCAACAGATCGTTGTTGGTTATGGCATCAGCTGCATCACCTTGTGCGTCAAAAATGCCGGCAATAATGCGTTCCACTACACCCAGTTTCTTGATCTTGGCTGGAGATGAAATCCAGATGGGCATGGAGAATTTGATGCTGGCAATGTCAATAGGGTTTTCTGTACCCATTGGTATAACTCTATTACTCCATGTCAATTGATCCAAATACATCACACTCAAACTTGACCAGTCAATGTAGTTGTCTGTACTTTGTAGTTCTAGTGAAGGATTAAACAGGGTCAAAATTTGTTCAAATAATTGCAATTTCTGATTGGTGTTTGATGTCCAAATATCCAGTGTAATACTTAGCTTGTATGGCACAGGCATCAGGCGTTCAATAGTGAATGCATTGCCTTGTGTGGTGTCGTATGATTCTGTAGCAGTGTCGTATGTGCGTTGGCGTACTGAGAATCTGTCCACAAAGGTAGGATCTTGTATTCTTGGTCTATCGTATTCAAGATTGTTGATGTAGAAAGTCATCAAGGGAGTAGATGGCAATGCGCTGGCAGAGTTTTCTTGAATAATAGTTTGTGCATTGCGACTGGAATCACCATACCGCACAGGCACACGCAACAGGGTGGCTTTGTTTACGCCGTCAGTTTCGTTGCCGTACTCAATTTGGAATCCTGAAAAGATTCTGGTAAATTGCAGTAGGAACCTGCGTATTTGTGCGTCATAAAAAAATTGTTGCATGTTTATCTTGAAAAAGGTGGTGGTGGGTTGGGTGGCAAGAAGCCGCCTTGGTCGCCATTGTCTGCTTTGGGTTTGAGAGCTTGACTCAAACTCTGACGCTGTGGTACAGCACCCAAGTCATTGGTATTGGTCGTGTATGTATTGTTCACAAAGCCCGAGCGTTGTGTTTGATTGGTTGCGGCATTGTCTAGTTGTGTTCGCACTTTTTCCTCTATCTTGACCCATGTTCGCCCGTTGTAGCGGAACAGTCTGTTGGGTTTGTAGTCCAATCTCAAACAGTAATCGCCACTCACTGCATTTGGAGGAAAACTCACACC